CCACGCATCGACAACGAGAAGTAGGGCGTTCTGACTCATGGGTTCGGGGGTGCGGTGTTGGCGCCGCCGGAAGTGACGCCGCCATGGGTATGAGTATGCAACGAGGTGCCCTGTCCGGTCACGTTGCCCTGTGCGACGACCGTCCCGGTCACGCTCACGTCGCCCTCTAAGGCGATATCCGGGGATGTCACCGTGACCTTTGTCGAGGCCGCCAATTCAATTTCAGGGGCCTGCACGCGCACAAGCGTGGGCGAGACGATGCGAATTGCGTCGTCGTCGAACTGTATGTACTGCACCGGCGTGCCGTTCAGCAATCCGCCGATGTAGAGGCCGTCCGACATGTCGTACTTTCGGGACGTCGGCGGGTTGAGCCCGCGCGTCTCGGGGTCCGCGGCCTGCGCCTTTCCGCTCGGGCTCTTCACCGAGCTGATGTCGCGCGAGGCGAAGCACACCAACCCGATGTCGTTCGGCTTCGGGTCGAGGATGATCGCGTTCGTTCCGCCCTGCACGCGGATATACGGCAACTTGTACAGGCGCCCGTGCGGCCATGCGGAGCCGTCGCCCGCGATCTGATTCACGAGCGGTTGAACGTCCACGGTGCCGACGGGCGACACGCCGCCGTCGTTGGTGCACGCCACGACGCGCACGAGCGCGCAGGTAGATAGGCGCGACATCAACGACTCGATGATGAACCGGAGGGTGTTGTACTCCGCGGCGACGTCGGCGGCTGATTGCATTGGGGTAGGCATTACGCGAACCCTCTTCGCAAACAAACCATTTCGGTTTGCCACTTCCCGTTCGGCACGAGCTGTTCGAGGCTGTGCGTCATGGAAAACGGATACCAACGGCCGGTCGCCTGCGGAACAATTGACTCGATGTCGAGCGGCACGCCATTGTCGAATGCCGGGTTATAGATTGCCGTCACGTTGAGGCCGCCGTTCCCGTACGACGGCGATTGAATCAAGCCGGTGTCTTTGTTGAGTTTCACCGTCGCCACGGCGCCTTCGATGGGCTGGCCGCGCGGGGTGATCGTGACCGTATCGTTCGCAATGTAGTAATCGCACCCGGCCATCTGACAGGCCGTGTCGAGTTGATCGACCAATGTCCCGTGCAGGTAGATAGGCCCGGCGAGAACCGCATTCGCTCCGCCGTTGATGAAAGCGAAGGGGTCGCCGTTACCGTTGCGCATCCGCGCCGCAAGGTCTCCGGCTACTAACGGAATGTCCACCGTCTCGGTGTAGCTCGTGGGCTCGGCCGGCTGAATCTGATTGAAGTAACCGCATTTCGCCGTAACCGATAGATAGACTTCCGGTTGCGCGCTGTACTGCGGTTGAGCCTCGATGATGGTCCCGCTGAATACCTTGCTAAAGCCCTCGCCGTTGTCGGCTTCAATCAACACCGTGTGGTCGAGAACAACCGGGGGATTCGCCCACGCGATCGAAATTGCGTCCATGTCTTCGCGTTTCATGCCGAAGACGCGGAGCGTCGCTTGCGCGGCGAGACGTGAGACAGCCTGAACGGTTGCCGACATGCGGAGGCCCGTCACCTTCAGCGTGTTGGAATTCGTGCCGGCAAATACGGCGCCCGAGCCTAACAAGGTGAAAGTGACTTTCAGCCGGCGGCGAACGAAGCTATTCACCGGCATTTGCGTACACCAACTGAAAGCGAGTCCCGAGGCCGGTGTAAACCGGGTCGGAGACGCCCTGCATATCGACCACGGCGAAGTCGCCAATGAACCCGCGGTACGCGGCGTCCAGTAACAACCGCTGACGGTCTCGAATGATGCGATTCGTCACGACGCCATCGAGCGAGAAATACATGAGGCGTCCGATCGTTCGAACGGTGATCTTCGCTTGTTGGCGCGCGAGCTGGCCCGGAACGCGAAGCGAAACGTTCACGGTCTGAGAGGGCACGGCGGTAAGTGGGATGATCTGCATCACTGTGCCCCTAACAACCCGCCGCCCTTTTCGATGGCGCTCGCCTGCGCGGGCGTCAGCTCCGCGGGCTGTTTCAATCCGCCGTTGACGATAGACGTCGCCGCGGGCTGGCGCGCGTTCGCGGTGAACGTCGCGGTCGAGCTGTACTCCGACACGACGGTGCGAATCTCGATAAAGAACACATCGACTTCAGCGAGGAAATACGCGCCCTTGTTCTCTTTGCGCGTCACCTCGTATCGGGTGATGTTGAGCCCGCCGTATTCGCGCTCGGGCGTGCGGACTTTGAAAAGGTCTAGACTGTTTGCAATCGTATCCAACGTCGAGAGGAAATCCGTTCGCTCTTTCAGCGATCCGCCTTTAGTTAGACGCAACATCAGCTCTTGCGGATTGTTGACCTTGTTGTACGACGCGAAGCCGCCTTGTTCCGTGGGCGCACTCGTCACGGCCCACTCTTGACGAAAGCCGAAGTCGCGGAAGCTGTCGGGTAGGATTACGGGCGGGTTTTCGCCGTTGACCGTGACGACCGCTAGGCCGTCGTCGGGATCGACAGCGAGCGGGTCTTGCGACGTGTCGCGAAAGATGCCCCATGACGGCTTTGAGAAGAGCGCGAGCGCAAGACGGCCGAGCGCGAGCGCGCCGCCGACCTGTGGGGGCGGCCCGGCGGGAAATGCGAGCGAGCGGTTCACCTGTGGAACCCCCGGCAACTGCGGCACATCGGGAAATGGATAGCGGGGCATTACTGCATCCCCTGTTCGGCGTTGGCGGCGTTCAGCTTACGCTTTAGGGCACCCGCGGCGCCATCGGCCATTCCGTTCGCGTCGGTGGCTTGGGTGTTCACCGTAACCTGATCAATCTGCACATTCGTCTCGTTGCCCGCATTAGGCCGCGCGTCAGCGCCGATCGTCGTCGCGTAGTCATAAACCTGCCCCGGGTACGCGGTCGTCTCACCTTCGAGCGGCTTGCCGCCCTCTTTCATCCACGACGAACCGCGGAGCCGACCCGGGCCAGCGTTGTACGCCATCAACGCCAAGTCTTGATCGCCGCCGAACTGGCGTTGCAGCTCCGACAGGTATTTGGCGGCCTCGTCGATATCTCGCAACGGGTCTAGACCCGCTGTGAACCCTCGGCCGGCGGCGGTGTCGGGCATGAATTGAGCGATACCGATCGCGCCGCTCGCGTTCTTCGCGTCCGGGTTGAAGCGTGATTCAGTGTGCAGCAAGCCGGCCAACACGTCCGGGTCAACGCCGTGCGCCTTGGCGGCGCGCTGCACCGCGCCCGAGTAGTATTCCGCGCGGCCCGCTTCAGTGCCCTGCATCCGCGCATAAATTTTGTGCGAGAGTCCCACGAACGCGTCGCCGAGGTTGTCGGTCTTCTCGGCCAACGACGTCATGCCATCGCTAACAAAAGCGATCGGGCCCGCGGCTACCTCTTTCCACGCCTCCCACACCTCGCCGATTTCTCCGGTCGCGCCGGCCGCAAACATCTTTTCTTTGGCGCCGGCAACGCCCGTCACGAACCCGGTCGCCTTCGTCTGCGCGGCCGTAAACGCGGTTTCTTTCGCTTGTCCCGCGCTCGCCATGGCCTGTTCGTTGGCGGTCGCGGCCGCGATGTCCGCGGCGCCAACCTGACGTCGCGCCTCCTGACGAGCCAAGGCCGCTTCGGCCCCGGCGCGACCGCCGAGTGCAGCGCGAGCCAAGCCGTCGTCGAATCCCGAGGCGCGTAAATACTCCATCGCTTCGCCTTCGGTCGCGCCGGTCTGTTGCCGGAACTGCACGATCTTGTCGGCGGTGTCTAGATAGATATCCTTAAAGTCGCGCATGTGACCTTGCGCATCCTGAAACGACACGCCGAGACGCGCGAGCATTTGAAGCTGTTCGGACATCTGGCCTTGCACCGAGAGCGCAAAAATCGCTTTGTGGAATCCCTCGATCGATTTCCGCGCGCCCTCGGCGGTGCCGCCGAATATCTCGGCGACGTTTTCGAAGTTGCGAAGTTTGTTAGCCGCGATGTCGAGCCCGCGCGCGGAATTGGAAAGGTCGTAAGTCGCCTTCGACGCTTCGAGGATTCCTTTCGTCGTGTAGCTCAACAGCTTGAAGAGCGCGGCCACGGTAATCACGCGCCGGCCCAAAGCCGCGAGGGCGTTCGAGCCTTTGTCGGATGATTTCGAAACTTCCTCGCCGGTATCCTTCGCGTCTTTTTTGAGCGCGTTCAGGCTCTCGGCCGCCTTTTTCTGACCCTCGGTGAATTTCTTCGGGTCGAGGCCAATTAAAATAACCAGCTCATCAATGACAGTGCGTTGGGTCATGTCGGCGGCTTCGGTTTCGTCGGGCGGCGCGAGTTGTGGGCGTCAATCGCCAACACCTCTAGGAAATCATACAGGTCTTCCGCACCGTACACCGTTTGGAGTTGATGCAGATCAGCAAGCCGAGACGACACGACCGTGGCGATCGAGCGCGGAACGTTTTGGGTTGTCGCTAGGCCGCCGCGGCGGGAGCCGGGACGGTCTTCGAGTTGGAGAGCGCGTCGGCCAGCGAAAAACCCAAATGCAACTGAAGCACCTCGTACCGCAGCGTCATGCGCGTGGAAACCTCTTCGATCTGCGACGCGTCGCCGCTCGCGAGTGACACGCCCGCCTCCATGCCCGGGGGCATGAATTGAACGCACGAGAACATGTCGGCCAACAACGGCTCGGCATCTTCGAAGCGAAGCCCGGCGAGCGAGCGAATCCCCTGCACGAGTAGTTGGGGGATCGTGATGTTCAGGCCGTTGAGCCCGGCCATCGCCTGTTCTTCGGGCACCTTGGCGTGTGCATTCGCGAGCGCGAGAAGTAGGCGAATCGCCCACCGCTCGGCCTTGTCTGCCGGCATCTCGGTGATGAGGTATCGGCGGTTGAAATCGCGGTTCGGTTGCTCGGGCGAACCGCGCTCGGTGATGGTGACGATCTTCGTTCGTCGTGCCATTACAGCACCAACGGCACGGCTTGCACGTCTTCGAACAGAATCGTGAAGTCCTGCGCCTGCAAGACCTTACCGGCGGGCGGCGCCTGCGTAATCGCGGTGAGCGCGCCTTTCGTGCACACGAACGACTTGCCGAGACTCGGGAGCGCGATCGTCGCGTACGCCCAAAACAGTTCGCGCGCGGATTTTTCCGCGGCCAACCAGTCTTCGAAAATCTGAATCGAAGGCGAGTCGGGCATGAGTTTGATGTTCACCGGCGTGGGCGCCGGCACGAAGCCGGCGGACAGCTTCCCATCGACACCCATCACGGCCTCGGCGGCCTGCATCGAGTCGATGAGAAACGCCGAGTCGGCCGCGTAGCCTTGCAACAGGAACGGGACCGGAAGAATCGGGAGCACCGTCAGCGTGAACTTTGCATTCGCCGAGGTGATTGTTTTCGGGAGAGCCATGGCTATTGCACCTCGATGGACGACTGTTCGATTTTCTGGAGGCTACCGCCGTCCGTGTACCAAAAGGTAATCGGAGGCGAGCCGCGCGCGGCGCGAACGATGGGGTTCGCGTCTTTGATGTCGAGAAGCCACCCGAAGCGCTCGACGACACCGGCGGCGGTGTTCGCGCCCACGGCGGTGTTGATCGTGGCTTTCTGCGAGTTCGAGAGCGTAACGCCCGCGCGAATCACGCCGTTGTTGAGGCCGCGGTTCACGACGTCCTGTGCGACCACGCGGAGGTTGTTGTACCCCTCCTGATTGTACGGGTTGCTGTTGATCTGCGTCAGGAACGACAGATAGGCGAGCTGGAACGCAGCGTTCAGCCAAATCTGATTCACGTACGCATCGAACCAGCGCCAGACACCCGGGGTCGAGCCCGGCGTGAGGAACGAGAACGCGTCATTCGACGTCGCGAAGCGCGCGTACACGTTGTAACCGTTCGCGACGAAATTCGCGTACACGGTCGAGTCGGTGACATCGGCAGACAAACCCGCCTGACCTTTGAAGTCCAGCGTGATGCGGCCGTTCGTGGCCTCGAAATCCACCGAGGCGACAACGCCAGCGACGAACGCGCCTTTGTCACCCAAGGTCGGATCGTAGATCGGAAACACGCCGTTGTATTCGAGCGTGCCGACCTGTGCGCCGAACGATGAGGGGGCCGCACCGGCGCCCGGCGCCGCGGAGCTGTCCCACCCGATAAACGCGAACCGCTGGTTCGTCGTCTGCACCCACGCGGCGAACGCGAGTTTCGAAGTGTCGTCGG